CTTTACAAACATATTGTAGACGTTAAATTTAATATGGTCATCTATAAGGCTGTCTAATCCCCATTGCAAAGCTAGATAGCCTTTTATTACCTTCTAGGCTTTATTTCAGCTACAGCTAGTTCTACTTCTTTTAACCTGTGAAATACCTCTTTCATATCATCATGCATATCATCTATTTTTGTTGTTAGTAATTCTATAGCTGTTGTATTTCTTACTAAGTCATCCCTTGATTGTCTACCTCGATAACTCAAAGATCCGACTGAGACGAAACAAGCCGTAAGTAAAGCCCCACCTACTGCTGCACCTATCTCAATCACTTTTCTTGTCCTAGATCTAAGGTTATTATAGGTTAAAAACCCATGTCAGAGCAAAAATCTAAAAATCCTCTACAAAAACTAAAAGAAAAATTTGACGATAAAGAAGAACAACTAGAGATACTAGGCACGTTTATCAGGTTAGGGGTTATGGTCTGGGCTGGTTTTATTATCAGCCTTAATTACATAACAATACCTGGTATGGCAAAAGATAATTCACCTAAAGATATAACATTTATTGCTTCAGTATTTACAGGCTGTTTAGCAACTTTTTCAGTGGATGTAGGTAAGAAGAAAAAAGAAGAAAAGCTAGATAAACCTAAAGAAGTTGCACAAAGTGATAATTCATACCAAACTATAAGGGTAGAAACACCTATAAAAATAATTGGTGCTACTGTGGTTGACCCCAATACAAAAAAATGAAACGATTTCTACCTTTACTGCTGTTAGCAGTTACACCTGCTTGTTATGCAGATTTAAGCCACAGCATCACGGCTTCTACAAAACTTACAGTTGGAGGCGCAAGTACAACTTCCTCAAGATTAGGTAATAGTTATAGCATTAGCGGTTCTGGAGTGGACACAAGTTACACTACTGGAGCAGGTCAAACAGTTAGTGATGGATTAGGATCATTAAATGTTACAAGTGGTGTAGCTGATGCACCAGCTATTACTGTGACCCAGAAGACAGCAGGGAATAGCTTCACATTTAGTCAGTCATACAATCAAGCTGACGCTATACCAACATCAGCAGCTACAGTTGGAGCTAATCCAAATTTTTCTGATAATGTTACAAGTATTGCTGGCGGTACAGCAGGGGATCTTGCTGGAACAGTTACGTCAGCCGGTGCGGTCACACTAACAGCCGGAGGACACAATACTGAGGCACTTGGACAAATTACCTCTACGTTAATAGTTGATTAGGTGAGGTTATGTATAGGTTTATATTGCTGCTAAGTTTTTTCAGCGTACCTGTATATAGTCAAAGTGTAATTCCAAATTTTCAGCAAGGGGTATTAACTCAGCGTAGCGAAACTAAATCTACAACAGTAGAGGACATAAAAAGTTTTGATATACGCAATGGCTACCAACTGACAATAGGTGGTGAAAACGTAAAAAGTTCTACAGGTAATGTAGCACCTGCTGGCTGGACAAAACTAGATACAACTGTACAGGGTGTAGGGACTACATATGTTTCGCCAAATTTAGATAATAAACCTACTTTCTCTATAGTAAATGAAGGCCAAAGTTTTCAATATTACGAGACACTAGAAACACCAGGTATTACTAATTACACGCAAATATTAAGGACTACTACTATTGAAAATGTAACTGATACGCTATCTACCTTTAGTCAATGAAAAGATATTTATGTTTACTACTTTTACTTAATAACCCTGTTTTTGCTAATTCTGTTAATACGACATCCAATTCGTCTGGAAGTGTTGTGAATCAAGCTGTACAAGTAGTACCTTCTAGGCAGTTTCAGTACCAAATGAACACTATTACTTGTCAAGGTGCAACATTAAATATATCTCCTTTTGTATCCACTACATACGGATTTGCAACACCTTATGAATCACATTTTGACAGGCCAGTATATTCAAGGCGTGATATAGAAGGAAACTTTGATGATGATAATAAAGCTATTGGTGACGGTGATGTTGATGCTGGATATAGAGGTGAGATTCTTTACCATGAACAGGTTAGAACAGGACAAAAACAATCTAATGTATCTATTAATGGCGGTATTACTGCTACTTTTTCTATACCACTAGATAGAACAGCAATAAAAGAATGTAGAAAAGCTATGGTTAAGCAAAATGAGTTATATGAAGCATCATTAGCTGCAAAACGTCTTAACTTTGAGATGAGTAGAGCAAAGACCTGTATAGATAATTTAAAGCAGGGTATAAGGTTTAAAGAAGGTACAGAGATGGCAAGGATATGTGCAGATGTAGAACTAATATCACCACCTAATGTAGAACATACGCATAAACTTAAGTAGATTTTTTGAAATATAACTTTCTAGCCTGTTCATAGTCATACATACATTCGTTTGGATTATATTCCTGTGTTTTAATGCCATCTGGTGTTATATAAATAACCCTGCAACTAAACAACGTAATAGAAGGATAGTTTTGATAAAGCAAACTTACATAACCACCCATCTGTAAACTATGGTTCTTTTTGCTGTATTTTTCTTGTGTTTTATAGTCAGCTAGACATAACATACCAGTTTCTTTATGCTGTAAAACAACATCACAACTGCCTGCTATATCTCTTTTTCTATCTATCATTCTTAGCTCATTTACTAAAGGTTTCCATGTCTCCCACATCCTGTAATTTATAAGATGCTCTACCCAATGTGCATAATCTTTTGCATACGCTAGTGCTAGTGTCCTATCACCTGTTTCACACCATATTTGTACAGCACCATGAATTGTAGTACCTCTTTCTGCTGCTTTTTCCATATTCTTGCTAACAAAATCACTTGTTTTTATTACATCGCTTACTGATCTAGCTACGTAGCATTTACGTTTTAGATCGTAGTACTTATGCGGTTCTGGATAAAACTCAACAAATGGATCTTGTACAAGAATATCTTTAATATTGTTTTTCATGCATCACAGGATCAAAAGTTATTTTACCTGTAAGAACATTTTTATATTTTGGCAGTTTATGTACAGGAATTGACGAAGTTGCACCACTTTTTGTACGTATTGTGCGTTTCCATTTTCCTGTTTTATTTTCTCTTTCATAACCCATAGATAAAAACCAACCACTAGGAGGATTATCTAGATCTTCTGGTTTTATAAGACCTTTTTTAACCATTTTGCGTAATGTTCTAATGCCATTACCAGTAAATAAACTATCCATTAGATTATGTTCCCCATCTCATCAAACTGTACAACCTTTTGATTAGGATGCACTTTTTCTTCTTCAGCATATGGGTTATTTATTTTTTTTATTGACTCATAATTCTTTATTGTGCAACCCTTCCAAGTACCTGCAAGAATACCTGCTTCTAACTGATGTCTTAACACCTGTTCACCATACACATCTATAAACTTTCTATATTCTGTTATCTGTTGTTTCCATGCCTGTATTGATTTACTACCTTTCTTAACCTTCCAAAAGTCATCTATAAGAGTTTGTAAATGTAATAGATCATCTGGTATTATCTTTTCTTGTTTTTCTTTTTTATTAATTTTTTCTTTTTGTTCTTTTCTTTCTAACTTCTTATCTTTTAATTCTTTATTGTTTGTATATATATAGTCTATATTATTTGTCAAATTTACCTTTTTGTTAACCCTATCGTTATAAGCATCTTCTAGAAGCATATTAATAAAACCATTGGTTGTAATGTATTTAGGCTTTATAGCTGTGATTTTGTCTATTAAAGATCTGTCTAGAATTGGTCTAGTTTTGGACATAGTTGGGTAATAAATTGACTAGGTTTGTACCACAATGGAACATATGTAGAACAGCAATACAACAGCACACTACATAGATTGTATTAAATCTTTACAAACACTATATATATGTTATCGTTAGCTCATAAGTCTACTAATGCAATGTCTTGTACATTAGCTAAACATAATAGACGTATAAAAATGCTAAGAGCAGAGTTAGCAGGGATACATGACCCCTATGAACTACTGGCAGAAGTAATAGCAGATAATGAACGATTAAGACAGTTTATAAACAATCATGATTGTCATAAGGGTAAACCATAGCTATACTAAGAAAAATATATTTAGTATATGATTAAACATATAGAACCTGGTTTGTTTTTAGATACAGAAACAGGCAACATGAAATACAGTTCTGTAATCGCTGCTTGTATAAATTATGAAATGAAACAAAGATATAAAGAATATTATGGAACAACAGTGTTAGGTGTACCAGGTATTCAATGGGGTGCCGATCTTGACTAAAGAAATAACAAAAGCTCTATGTAAGTTTATACAACAGGTAGGCACTATAGAAGAAAAAGATACTGCACAATACGGCAAGTTTGCTGATCTATCTACAGTACTTTCTACTGTTAACCCTGCATTAGCTGCAAACGGTTTAGTTGTTGTACATACAACAAAAGTAGTAGACAATAAAAATATATTAATAACTAACCTGCTGCACACTTCTGGGGAATCTATAACATCAGAAATGTTGTTACCTAATAATACAGGTGGCGGTGGCAATCCTATGCACAAAGAAGGCGGTGCTATAACTTACTGTCGTAGATATTCCTTATTAGCAATACTAGGATTAAATGCAGGTATCCCAGATAATGATGGAGACTTTGCAAACCCAACAGTAGATAATGTAACTCCTATAAATAAAAACAAAGCTGTAGGCATGCCTACATTATTAGATACAGAAACTAAAAAGTATTACCTAAGATTAGTCGGTGAATTGATTGTAAAAGATCCTAAGTTATACAACACATTAGCTGATGCACTATATATAGAGTTTGATTTTAACAGAAACAAAAAGTTATCAGAAAATATAACATTGCCAAAACACGTTACCTTTATAGAAGAATGGCTTGCTGCTAACAAATGATTAATGAACCTAACAAACCACTGGATACTAGACCTATTGATGTTGCCGCCTCTAATTGGAAGAATCGCTTTCTTGTTTCATCAAAACTTACTCCTGTCAACTACAGAGCATTTACAAAATTTTGTAAGGCTAATAACTATTCTTACTCATCAGGTATTAATTATCTGATTTCACGTTATTTACCAGAACACAATGTTTAATGTATCAATCGCAGGGCGTTTAACTAAAGACGCTGAATATAAAAAAGCAGGGGCTTATGATCTTGCATCATTTACTATAGCCGTATCACATGGCAGGGATAAAACTTCTTTTATAGATTGTCAGGTATGGGGTAAAAGATGGGAACTTATAGTAGATGCATACAAGAAAGGTAGCCTTGTCGCAGTATCAGGTGATGCTGAGTATACAACCTATGAAACAGAAGATGGACAGAAAAGAAAACAACTTAGAGTTAATGTAAACAACTTTGTATTACCTGAGAAGCGAGAGCAAACACAATCAGCTACAGTAGAAGAAACAGCTACAATACCTTTCTAATGGGTATAAAACTATCTATAGATCAAGACCTTAAACGCTTTGATAGATTTCTAAATAACAATAGAAAACAATTACCATTTGCTACATCTGTAGCTATAAATAATACTGCATTTGATATAAGAACAGCACTTAATAAAGGCACACTAGGAGCATTTAATAAGCCTACAAAGTTTACACAGAAAGCTTTTATAGTTACTAAGTCTAAGAAAACAAACTTAGTTGCACATACATTTGCAGTAGATAAGGCAGGTAAAGATAGAGCTAGATACTTACGCTTTGGTGTAGAGGGTGGACAAAGACCACCTAAAGGTTTTGAAAGATACTTTGCAGGTCTACCTAATGACGGTACTATACCTGCTAATAGTTTTTTTATGCCTACATC